ACCAACGCGGCCGGCATTGACGATGTGCGCAAGGCATTCGCCGCCTTCGAGTGGCCGAACAAGACCCCCGAACTCATGTCCATCGTGGAGTACGGGTTCAAGCTCGCCGAGGAACACAGCAGCATCCCCCTCATCACCCAGGGCCAAAGCGGCGACACCACGCCGGACACCTTCGGCGGCCAGCAACTGCAGGACAACAACGCAAACCAGCTCCTGCGCGATGTCGGCTTCCACTTGAACGACACCGTGACCACCCCGCTGGTGGATGACTTCTACGAGTGGCTGCTGCTGGACCCGGACGTGCCCGACGACGAGAAGGGCGACTACCAGGTGGACACCAGTGGCGCGCTGGCGCTGATCGAGAAGGCGCTGCAGGACCAGTTCATTCCGCAGCTTGTGCAGGCCAGCGTGAACCCGGCCTACGACCTGCACCCGGGCCGGTGCATGGAGGCCCTGCTGCGCACCAAGCGCCTGCCGCCCGAGCAGTTCCAACTCACCAAGGCCGAGAAGGACGAGAAGTCCAAGCAGCCGCCCCCCAAGGCCCCGGCGGTGGAAGCGGCCGAGATTCGCGCCCAGGCCCAGGTGCAGGTGGCGCAGAGCCGCGACCAACTGGCCGCGCAGCGCAACCAGAACGACCTGGACCGCGACACGGCCTACCAGGAGTCGCTGAACGAGCGCGGCCAGGCCAACGACATCCTGAAGCTGGAAGAACTGCGCCTGAAGGTGCGGCTGGCCGAACTGGAGTACGCCAACCAGCGCCAGATCAACCTGGACGACGCCAAGGTGGCGCTGGCCCGCGACACCATGAAGCTGAACTTGCAGCGTGAACTGGCCGGCGCCGATGGTGAAGGCCCGCAGGTGGCCGCGCCGCCGACCGAGCCCGCCGGCCGCGCTCCTGAAGGCCGGGCCTACCAAGCATGACGGGCGAACGCTTCAGGCTTCAGCCGCAGGACCGCACCAACCCGCTGTGGCTGCGCCTTGAGGCGCACATGCGCAAGGAACTGGCCGAACTGCGCGCCCGCAATGACGCGCACCTGGCCCCCGAGCGCACTGCTGACATCCGCGGGCGCATCGCACAACTGAAGGAGCTGCTGGCGCTGGCCAACGAGCCGAAGACGCCGCAGACCTGATCCGAATTTGGCCGCCGCCCACCCGGGCCACGGCGATACCGACCCAGCCACGCCCCCGGCGCCGCTGGACAAGCGACCGCCCCCGAGGCGGTTTTTTCATTGCGGAAGCGAAAGCATGAGCGGAGACGCCAGCACCCTGACCCCGGAGCAACAAGCACAAGCCGATGCCGATGCGGACTTTGCCGCGGGCTTCGATGACGACACCACTGCAACGCCCACGGAAACGCCGGCCGCGCAACAGGACGCCACGACCCAAGGCGAGAACAGCATGCCGGCCCAGGCCGAGCCCGCCCCCGAGTACGTGCAACTGACCAAGGCCGAGCGTGACGAGCTGATCGCCACGCGCCAGCAATGGGAAAAGCAGTTCGGCACGGCCTTCGGGAAGATCGGCGGCATCGAGCGCACGCTGCAGCAGTTGAGCAGCGGCGCGCAGGTGGAAATCAGCCAAGAGGACATCGACGCCCTCAAGGACGACTTCCCCCCGCTGGCCGCGGCGCTGGAGAAGGTGCGCAACATGCGCGCCCTGCCTGGCGGAAGCGTTGACCCGAGCCAGATCGAGGCCATGGTGGAACAGCGCGTGGCTCCCCGCCTTCAGCGGATGGAGCTGCGCATGCTGGCCAAGGATCACCCCGACTGGCAGCAGGTGGACCAAGACCCGGCTTTCAAGGCATGGATCAAAGCGCAGCCCGACGAGTTCAAGCAGACCCTGGCGGAAGCCAGCCAGTCCTTCGACTCCGAAGTGGTCAGCGATGCCATGACGAAGTTCAAGCAATCGCGCAGGACCGCGCCGTCCCCGGCCGCCGATCCCGCATCCGCACGAAGAAGCCGCATGAGCGCGGCTGTGACTCCACGCGGTGTCGGAGGCAACTCCGCACCAAACGCAACTGACGACCTGATGGCCGGCTACAACGAGTAGCGGCCCGGGTCACCCCCCGAGAGAACCATCATGACCATGCAGACCTTTGGCCTGAGCCAAGGCCGGATCAACAAGTTCAAGGGCCAAATCCTGAAGCACGCCGTGCCCCAGGAATGCCTGTCCCGCGCCGGCCGGCAGGTGAGCTTCCCCGAGAACAACAGCGACACCTACGTGGCCCGTCGCTGGCTGCCCTACGGCGCCACGGCATCGGCGCCCAACACGTTCTTCGGCACCACCACGGCGGTGGACCGCGGCAACCAGATCGTGCAGGCCCACCAGACGGCCGAGGGCATCACCCCGACGCCGGACAACATCCTGCCGCAAGACGTGACGGTGGTGATGAAGCAGTATTCCTGCCTCTACGGCTGGACCGACAAGACCGCCGGGCTGTACGAGGACGACATCCCCGCGGCCATGAAGGAGCAGATCGGCGAGCGCGTCACACTGGTCAACGAGATGATCGTGTTCGGTGAGCTGAAGGCGGCGACCAACCAGTTCTACGGCGGCACCGGCACCAGCCGCGCCACCGTGAACGGCGGCATCACCCTGCCCATGATCCGCAAGATGGCCAAGAGCCTGATGGCGAACCACGGCAAGATGGTGACGGGCGTGCTGAAGGCCAGCGCGCTGTACGGCACCGACCCGGTGGCCGGCGGCTTCCTGGTCTACATCAGCACCGACCTGGAGCCGGACGTGCGCGACCTGCCGAACTTCATCCCTGCGGAGAAGTACGCCAGCGGCACCCCGATGGCCAACGAGCTGGGCAAGTGCGAGCGGTTCCGCTTCATCACCTCGCCCGAGTTCGTGCCCGTGCTGGACGGCGCAACCTCCGTGACCGCATCCACCTACGGTCTGCAGACCAACGGCGGGACCAACCCGGACGTGTACCAGTTCATCGTGACGGCCGACAACTCGTTCAGCCAGATCGCGGTGCGCGGCCTGTCCAACCTGTCGCCCACCTTCTTGCCGACCGGCCAGAAGTCCAAGAGCGACCCGCACGGTCAGCGCGGCTACGCCGGCACCACCTGGTGGAAGGCTGTGATGCGCGAGAACGAAGGGTGGATTGCGGTGGGGAATTGCGGGGCCAAGGCGCTCTAGCCGACGCGGCCCGGTAATGCCGGGCCTGTCTGCGCCCCTCAACAACCAAGGACAGCATCATGCAAAGCCCCTTCCTGCAGCACCTCGCGGCCATCAGCGCCGGCAAGGATCGGCAGGCCCTGCAGCCCATCGCGGAAGCGATTGCCCGGGAGTTCAACACCGTGGCCGTCACGACCGCGGGGCTTGTCATCAAGGCCGGCACGTCCGCCCTGGCGAAGACCGGCAGTGCCGCGTTCTACGCCACGGTGGGCGGCCGGCTTGTGACCATCGCCGGGTCCACCGACATGCCGGCGCTGACCGGGCTGAACATCACCGCCAACTCGTTCAACGTCGCGTGCTTCTTCGTGGACGCAGCCGGCACCGTCACCGCACGGTTCGGCACCGAGGGCACAGCCATCGGCCGCGTGAAGTTCCCCGACTTCCCGCTGGACCGGGCGCTGGTGGGCTTCTTGCTCATCACGCACTCGTCGGCATTCACCGGCGGCACCACTGCCCTGGACACTGCCACCACGGTCTACGTGTCGCCTGTCGGCCCGTTCGATCCCACCATCCTCTACAACTGATCCACCCCGAAAGGAGTCCAACACCATGGACGCTCTCCAGACCCCCCCGCTGACCCTGTGCGTCAGCAAGGCCACGCTCGCCGCATCGGGCGCCGCCACCACCTGGTCCACCACCGGCGCCACGCTCTACGCCATCAAGGGCAAGGCGTACACCACCAGCGCCGCAGCCAGCGCAGCTTCGCCCACCAGCGATGGCGCCCTGGGCACCACGTTCGCCAGCAACTCGCTGGCGGCAAACCAGGGCACCGTGTTCGTCTGGTGCTATGACGGCTCCAGCACCACGGCGGCGACTGCCATCAAGGTGTGCCAGGGCAGCAAAGAAGCCTTGGACGTGTCCGGCAACTTCCTGAAGGCCCCGGAATTCCCGGGCATCCCGGACACGCTGGCCCCGTTCGCCTACACCGTGGTGAAGAACGGCAGCACCGGCAGCGCCTGGACCTTCGGCACGTCGAACTGGAACGCCACCGGCATCACGCTGGCGCACCAGGACGTGATGACCCTGCCGGGCCGCCCGCAAGTCGCCTGAACGCCGCCCCCG